TACTCTTCATTACAAATCGACAGACAATTTCCACTTTTTATAAATATACTGTCGTCCGGGTTTGCTGATTCAGCTTATCTGTGTTTAGTTATTAAAGATCAGGCCCGAAGGTATCCAAAGGATAGCCGGAGGGTTTCGATCAGCAGGGAGCATAGCGTTCCTATCAGTTGTTGATAGTTGTAGCAAGAACAAACTTCGTTACATAAAACACTATGGTATATGACGGCGTTTAATTACGTTGCAGCACTACACAAGCCCGCTCATCGATAAGCTGATTTCAGTTGAACGAGGATACTACTGAAGTGGGTTATACTAAAATTAAATTAGATCTTAGCAATTACTTATTTTTAATAATTAATCAGAAGAACGAATATAAATTTAGTTATTTAATATAATAAGCTTTTATTTTAGAAATGGATGTATACTAGAGCGAGTCATATATGCTTCTAATTAGAGATCTTTCTCGTTTAGATAGCATCGGACCCCCTGTTAGTTCTACGTCGTATTTTATAAGACTCGCGTCTGTTAATCTACGATGGAATCTTTCAGCCGGTTCTATGAGAGCATCCTGAGCAAATGCAATCATTGCGATTGATTCAGCGAATTTAGTAACATAAATTAATTCATCTTCTTTTCTTACTACACACGCGGATAGTAAGTTATCGTAAAAGGAGTTGGATTTAAATTCTTTTGTTTTAAATTTATCTGCTACTGTCGTAGTGATAGTTTTAATCTCAGAAAATATCATCGTATTAAATTTAGTTACATTTAGTTTTCTTAATAGACAATCCACATTATCATTAGATAGGATATTTTGTTTCCACAGATAATAATATAGCTGTATTCTTAAGATAAGATCGTGTTTATCGTTGAATAGAGAGAATACATGATCAACAGTATGAAAATCAATATGATCACGGAGATGCCATATAGCTGATTCGGATGTTATATTACCGTCTATCCAGGCATATACTGCACCAAATCGAATTGTATTGATTGGGCATCCTTTGATGATGTAGTTTCTGGCGAACTCAATTGTATGCCGCTCTGAGTCTGATACGATAGTTTTTGTTAGATTTACTCCCATTCCTATATTAGACATTGTTTCTAAATATAGTTCATAAGACTGTTTACAATCTTTGATGAGTAAATCGTCTCCAACCAGTCTGTAATTATCAGACGGTACCTTACATAAATGAGATACTATATAATGATGAGTTAGTGCCATTGTTGGCCAGGATGAGAATAATCCCATCCCATTACCAACTGCGTATTTAACACTAGGTAGTACTTTTTCAAATGCACTACCTTTCGTCGTATATTGGCGATCTATTAGTTCAAGCCATGCTTTAGCTATAGATTCTCCGTCATATCCTAATTTAGTATAAAGTCTAGCAATAATTCTAGATTGGAGTATTCTCGGAAGTCTATCCGTCGCCGCTGATAGATCAAGAGAATAAAAATGATTCGCGTTTGCTGAGTAAATATTTAGACCGCTTTTATGATTGAATGTACAATCAGATGGTATTAATTTTAACATTTTGAACATGCTAAAATGGATTGCTGATAAAGCTGTTTGTGATACCCAGTCGGCGACTGCGATCACTCTCGCTTTCATCCCTGGAGCAGTAAATGTTACTATTCTCGAATGCGGTGTCATTGGAAAGTCTTTATCCAAT